CGCTGTTGTTCTGGCCCTTCCCGGCGGCGCAGGAGATCACGGAGGTTCTGGAATGGCGCACCGACGTGCTGACATCACGCTCGGGCGAACAGCGCATCGCGCTCCGACCCCGACCGCGCGAGATCGTCACCTTTCGGCACAGGCTGGATGCGCTGGAGATGGCGCGCGCCGCGGAACTCGCCCGCGCCGGGTTTGCCGGAGACTGGTATGTGCCGCTCTGGCACATGGCGCTGCAGCCCAATGCCGATCTGGCGCAAGGCGCGACCGAGATCCTGCTCGATACGGGGCTCTCGGATTTTCGCAGCGGGGAACTGGCAGCGATCACGGTCGATGGCCGCGAGGCGGCGGCGATACCCATCGCCAGCGTTCAGGCCGACCGGCTCATCCTTGCAGAGCCTCTGGTCCTGCAGCTGCCTAGTCCGGTGGTTGCCGCGCCGCGCATCATGGTCGCGCCGATCCGCGCAGGCGTGCTGACCTCAGCCGTCGAGATCACTCGCCGCAGGCAGGGAGATGGCACGGTCAACGCCAGCTTCCTGCTGCGCGAGGCGGCGGACATCACCGCACTGGTGCTGCCGGCCTATCTCGGCCGCCCGGTCCAGACCGACCCGAGCCTTGTGCGCCGCCCGCTCAGCGCCAGCCTGCGCCGGGCTGTGGAATACGTCGACAACGGTTTCGGCCCGGTTGTGGCCGAGCCGGTGAGAGATATCTTCGAGCGAGGGGAGACGATCACGCTGAAGGCGCAGGGCCCCGCCGCGCGTCACGCCCTGCGCCGCTGGCTCTGGTCGCTCCGAGGACGGCAGGTCAGCTTCTGGCTGCCGACCTGGGGGCGCGAGCTGCAGCTGCGCGCGGCCATGACATCTGGATCCACCCAGATGCGCGTGGCGACGGTCGCGTCGCTCCCGGCCTATGTCGGCCGCGCGATCCTGCTGGAAATGCCGACCGCGCTGCGCTTCCGGACGATCACAGCCGCCATCGCCGAGGGCGCGGATCACCGGCTGACGCTGTCCTCGAACCTCGGCGAGCCGGTGCCGCTCGCGACGAGGGTGCATTTCCTGACCGCGATGCGCGCGGATGCCGACCGCGTTGAGATTCAGCATGGCGCTGTGGCGAGCGAGGTCACGCTGCCCGTCATCGAGGTGCCCGCATGACCTATGCCAGCATCGAAGCCTCGGTCGCCGAGGGCCGGCCCTATTTCCTCTACCAGTTCGTGGAAGGAGATCAGGTCTGGCGTTTCACCAGCCGGCCCACGGCCTGGAGCAGCGCGGGGAGCGGCGGAGATACGATCACCTGGGAGCCCGTTGCCGTCACGCATGGCGATGTGGTGCAGACGAGCGAGATCGAGCGCGGGCGGTTGGAACTGACCTGGCCGCTCTCGCATCCCTTCGCGCGGCGCTTCCTCGGTCCCTTGGGCAACACGCCCGTGACGCTGACGATCTTCCGTGGCCACGAGCAGGTGCTGGGGGAGACGGTCGCGCATTGGAAGGGCCGCGTAGTGGGCGCCGAGGTGGAGGGGCAGCGTATCCTGCTGCAGGCCGAGTCGATCTTCAGCACTCTGCGCCGGGCGGGGGTGCGGGCGAAGTATCAGCGGCTTTGCCGCCATGCCCTCTACGGCCGGGGCTGCGGGCTCGACATCGCGCTCTCCTGGCTGACGGGCACGGTGACGGCTGTATCCGGCAACGCCTCGAGCCTGACGATCCCCGAAGCGGCGGCCGAGCCCGCCGGCTGGTGCCGGGGCGGTGTGCTCAGGTTCGGCGCGCAGCTCGGGTTCATCACCGGCCATGCCGGGGCCAGTCTCACGCTGTCGCGCCCGATGCCTGAACTGGCAACGGCGCTCGCCGCACCGGAGATCGACACGGACACCGGCGCACCGCTCCCGGTCCTCGTCGACATAGCCCCCGGCTGCGATCTGCGCGCCGCCACCTGCGCCGCGAAGTTCGGCAACCTCGCCAACTTCGGGGGCTTCCCCGAGATCCCCGGCCGCAATCCCTTCGGCGGCGGCTCCATCGTCTGAGAACGCCATATGGTCTGGACCTTCATCGCACGGCTCGTCCTCGGGCTGGTGCTCTCGGCGATTTCCTATGCGCTGAGCCCGCGCCCCAAGGTCGAGAAGCCGCAGGCCGCGGGGCTCGACGACTTCTCGCTGCCCACCGCCGAGGAGGGTCGGCCGATCCCGGTGGTGTTCGGGACGGTGCTGATCACCGGGCCAAACGTCGTCTGGGCAGGCGACCTGAAGGTGGACCCGATCAAGAAGAAAGGCGGCAAGAAGTGACCCGCGTGACGATCCAGGACCTGCGCGCAGCGCGCTACTGCCTCGCAGGCGTGCGGCCATGGTTCCGCCGCCACGGGCTCGATTGGCAGGATTTCCTCGCCCACGGCATCGAGGCCGACCGGCTGCGCACGACCGGGGATGCGCTGGTGGAGCCGGTGATCACGATCGCCGAGCAGCGGGAGGCATGCGATGGGCGGTAGCAGCAAGGCCCAGACCGTCGGCTATCGCTATTCGCTGGGGATGCATCTGGCGCTGTGCCACGGGCCGATCGATGCCATCCGCGAGATCCTCGTTGACCGCCGCACCGCCTGGTCTGTCACGACCGGCGGCGGCGTCTCGGGCGGCGGCGCGGCCGTCGAGACGCGGATCGGCACGGTCGCGGGCATGGTGGCAACTGCGGCGCTGGCAGGTGATACGGGGGCCACGATCACCTTTCTGGGGACGCGCGCCGGGGTGCGCATCGGCCGGGACTACCGGCTGCAACTGGCGAATGGCACGAGCCAGACGATCACGCTGCGCGGCGTCACATTCAACGCCGCCACCAATGTGACCTCCTGGTCCGTGCTACCCGAGGCGCTGAACTTTGCAGCGCAGGCCGTCGAGGTGTTCGAGGCGACCAGCGCCGCCAGCAACGCAGGTGCCGGGGGTGGGCGTATTCGCATCGACAAGCCCGACCTCTTCGGCGGTGAGAGCCGCGAAGGGGGCATTCGCGGCGATGTCGATGTGCTGATGGGCGGGCCGGGCCAGGGTCAGAACGACTACCTGGCTGCTCGGATGAATGGCGACGTGCCCGGCTATCGCGGGCTCTGCAGCCTGGTGCTGCGGCAGGTCTATCTCGGCATCAATCCGTATCTGAAGCCGTGGGCGGTGCGCGTGACCCGCGTGCTGACCGGCGAGGCAGGCGCGGCGCAATGGTATCCCGAGAAGGCGGCCATCGTGCCCGAGGCCAATATCTCGGATGCCGCGATCTACATTGCGCTTGATGTCTCGGGTTCGATGTCGGGCACGCGCATGGCCGCCCAGAAAGCGGGCGTCGCGGCGCTCATCCGCGAGATCGGAGCCAGCGTCGATCCCGACCGGCCGAACGATATCCGCATCGTGCTCTGGAACGCAGGCGTCGCGGGCGCGATCGAGCGCCGCGAGATGGGACCGGACGACTATGCCGCGCTCGAGGCGTGGATGATGGCGCTCTCGAACAGCACCTCGGGGGGCACCAGCTTTGACGCCGCCTTTTCGCAGGCGGGGGCGTTCTTCGCGGGCGGCGGGTCCAAGCGGCGGATCGTGATCTTCGTGACCGATGGTGAGCCATCGCCGGTCTCCTCCGTCGATGCGGCGCTGGCGATTATTCGCACCCTGCCGCCGGCCGACATCTTCGGCTTCAACATCGCGCTCGCGAACACGACCTCTACCGCGCGCATCGACAACACGCCGGTGGACGGCGTGCCGGTGATCCCGGCCGGCAACCCGCAAGCATTGGTCGCCTCCCTGCGCGGGGCGTTCGGGAACGGCCCGGACATGAACCCGGCCCATATCATCCGGGAGTGCCTGACGAACCGTGACTGGGGGCTTGGCTATTCCACGGTCGAGATCGGGGCCAGCTTCACGGCCGCTGCGGACACGCTCTACACCGAGGGCTTCGGCCTCTCGCTGATCTGGCAGCAGGACAGTTCCATCGAGGAGTTCATCGGCAGCGTTCTCGACCATATCGACGCGACGCTCTTCATCGACCGGCGCACGGGGCTCTGGGAATTGCGGCTCATCCGGGCCGACTACACGGCCGCAACGCTGCCACTCTTCGACGAGACGAATGTCGTGGACTGGGGACGCCTGGGGCGGCGCGCGCCCTCCGACCTCGTCAACAGCGTGACCGTGCGTTTCACCGATGCCTGGACCGACGACACGGGGGCGGTCTCGGTCACCGACACCGCGCGCGTCCAGTCCATGGGCGAGGTGATCGCCACCACGCTCGACTATCCGGGCATCCGCTACCAGGGGCTGGCGATCCGGGTGGCCGAACGCGACCTGCGGGCGCTTTCCGTGCCGCTGCTCACGGGAGAGATTGTGGTGAACCGCGAAGGCGCGGATCTCGGGCCCGGCGATGTGATCCGGCTGCGGTCGCCCCGCCTCGGGCTCGACGATGTCGTCATGCGCATCTCCGAGATCGGTCAGGGCGACGGCCGTGACAATGGCATCCGGCTGAAGCTCGCCGAGGACGTCTTTGCCCTTGGCGCGACCGCCATCGCAGGCGGGCGCATGCCGACCGGGTCCGGGGTCGCGGCTCCGCCTAGGGCACTCTCCCGGCGCATGGTCGAGGAAGCCTCGTACTGGCTGCTGGTCCGCGAACTCGGCCACAGCGAGGCCGACCGCATTCTGTCGGAGGATCCCGATGCGGGCGCGGTGGTCGCCACGGGCGAACGCCCCAGCGCCGATGCGCTGGCGGCGGAACTCTGGATCGACTCCGGCACCGGCCCTGCGCAGGGGGGCGTCGTGGCTTTCGCACCCACGGCGCTGCTCGCTACTGACGTGACCGATAGCCCGGAGGCGCGCGTCCTCCCGGTCACCGGCTGGCGCGACATCGGTGAGGTCGGCATCGGCACGCTGGCGAGCCTCTATGGCGAACTGGTGC